TCGCGGAGCTGTTGCGTTTGGACGACGAACGGCAGCACCGGGCCTTCGGCGCGGCCCACGGCCTCGATCGCCAGCATGGAGCCGTGAGCCTGGAGCGCGAAACCTTCGCCCTTCGGCGAGATCATGGACAGCGTGTCGATAGCGCGTGGGCTTTTGCCCTTCTGTGCGAGCAAGGCGCAGCCCAGGGCTTCGAGCAGGTCGGTTCGGTGGAGCTTCATCGGGTGGGGTCAGGTGTTCGGTTGGGCAGCCGCTTCGGCCAAGCAGGCCAGCAGCCACTCGGATTCGAGGATGTCGAGGTCGCGCTGCATTTCCGCCTCTTGCCGGCGCCAGATCGGCTCCTCTTGAGTGCGGAGCTTGGCGCGCAGGCGAGACAGGGAATCGCGCAGGGCTTCGAGGCGGGCCCAAAGGCCGGCCATCGCGTCAACGTCGATGCCGTCAGACAGTCGATGCATGATCCACCTCCGCGGCTTCGATGACTCGGGCTTGGCGGTTGAGCGTCCGGTCGATGATGCGCAGGGCTTCGCGGGCGTCGGCGTCAAGCCTCGCCGCCCGCTCAATCAAGGGCCGCGCCTCGTGGAGGGTACGGCGAGCCTCGCGGAGCATCGGAATCAGGCCATAGACCACGATGACGAAGGATGAGCGCTCCAGGCGCCCAGGATCGCAGGCGTGCATCAGGTGGACCATCGGTCGAGCTCCTCTTGGGTCAGGGGTTGCAGCTCGTCGCTTTGCCCCAGCTCGGCCGCCAGCTCGCGCTCGTAAGGCTTGGGCTCGCGGCGGGCCAGCGATTCGAGGAACTGCCCGGCGATCGCCACGATCTTGGCGCGCATCGCCAAGGCATCAACAGCGAGCTGATTGAAGGGAATCACTGGAAGCGATCCTCGAAGTTGGCGGCCGGCTGCTCGGCCTGGGGCTGCGCATCGGGCTCGGGCTCGGCCTCGACCACGATCTCCGGCTCGACTTGGGCCGCCGGCGCACGCTTGGGATCCATGGCGCGGGTCAGCGCCTCGACCTCGGCATGACGCGGCTCCGGCTTCTCGGCCGGGGCAGGCGTGCCGAAGTCCTCCTCATCCGTCAGGCCGCCGAAGCCGAAGGCGATGCGGGCCGCTTGGATGATCGCGCGGTGTCGCAGCATCCGCCGCGGGCTCTTGTTCCACGGGTCGGTGTTGCGGTGGCACTCCTCGAGGTACTCGGTCACCTGGACGGGGTGCCCCATGCCCTTTCGGTGCATCGTGCAGGTGACGCTGATCGGCCTGCCGTTGTCAGCGTCCGTGTAAGCGAACTCCACGCCATCGAAGTCGGGGTGGCTCTGGATCAGGCGCAGCCAGCCGTCGATCGAGACCATCGGCACGATGCCGCCGGCCTTGGACGGGAAGGCGTAGATCTGCTTCGTCAGCGGATTGAGCCCGTACTGGCCGGCGACAGCCACGAAGGCCAGCACCTCGGCCGGCGTGCCCTTCGGCATGATTTGCTGGACCAAGACTTGCTTGGCCTCGCTCGGCGTCACTCCGAGCACGTCGGCGAATCGTTGCCAGACTTGGGGGATGGCGGTCGTGGGCGCAGCCTTCTGGGCCTGGAGCTGTTGTTGGTTCGGTTGCATGGCTGGGGTTGGTTGGGGGTCTGCTGTCACGCGCTCGCGCGGCGAGCCTCGAGAATCTCCAGCGCGCGGCTGCGGTAGTCGTCATTCAGGCGCCAGGCTCCGCGCTTGTCCTTCTTGGCGACCGTGCGACCGTCCGAGACGATCATGTCGGCCTCGCCGGCGTGAACCAGCGCCTTAGCCTTGGCGTCCATCGCAGCCTCTTCGACCTGCTTGGCGCGGGCCGATCCGCCGGCCCATTCGAGCAGGGCCTGCTCGTGCTCGCTCAAGTCGGCAACGTCCTTGCCGCCGCTGTGCACGCGCTGGATCGTCGCCACGTCGCGCGCGGTCGGGCCAAGGCTCAGCTCGACTTCGCGGAGCTTGCCGGTGCCGAGGTTGCCAGAGGTCAGGATCGAGCGCGCCAGCTCGACCTTGGACCAGAACTCGGAGCCGCGGGCAATGATCGCCTTGCCCAGCTCGGTCGGGAGGATGCACTCCCAGACTTTGAGCCTCAGTTCCGCGCCGTCGAAGCAGCAGACCGAGCCCCAGCCGAGGCCAAGCGCGAGCATCTGGTGAGCGATCTGGAGCCGATAGTGCATCGGCGGCAGTTCCTCTTCCCAGCCGTCGGCAAAGCCCGATGCGACCTTGATCTCCAGGACGCCGCGGGAGCCGTCCGGCCGCGTGATGATCGCGTCAGGCGTGGCGATCAGCCACGGATGCGCGGCGCTGCGGTGGATCTGGTGGCCGTTCAGCTCGACCTCGTAGCAGGTTCGAGCAGCGAACTCGGCGGCCACGATCGGCTCCAGGCGCTTGCCCCAGGCCATCGCCTCGGTCTCGGTGACGACGTTTTCCGCGAGCCCCGACTTGTCGGCCCAGAGCTGATAGGCGCTCAGGTAGGGGCTCACGCCGAAGACTGCGGCAATCTCGCTCGACCCGATGCCCGTGCGGCGATCGGCCAGCCAATCGGCTTGGGTGCTCACTTGCCGGCCTCCTCTTCGAGCAGGGCTTCGATGTCGAGCAGGCGGTCGCGCAGGCGGCGCACCTCATCGAGGGACAGCTCGATCGACGCCACGCTCGGGCTGTAGCCGAGTTCGCGGACCTCCAGGCTGGCGAGCTGAGAGCCGCCGCGGCGCACCAGCTTCGTGCAGATGTTGCCGGCCTCGCACTCGCAGATGTCGCGGTTGTCGGTCACGCCGCACCTCCCACCAACGCCCGCTGGATCTTCGCGGCGATCAGAGCCTCGTGGGCGTACGTCTCGACCTCCTCGCCGCTGGACAGCTCCAGGACGGTGATCTGGCCGAAGCGGCGCATCGACACCACGCCTACCGGGTCGATGTCGTGGACCTGGCCGGCGATCGAGCGCAGGCTGATCGTCGGGATCGGGTGGTAGGCGCGCACTTGGCGCGAGCCACACTCGCGGCACTCGGCCACGGGACCGATCTGCTGGACTGCCGCGCACTCGGCGCAGCGCATCAGTTCGTGTTTCATCGGAGGTTTGGGGCTAGGGGCAATCCTTGCGCTTGCAGGCTAAGCGTGCAAGCGCAAGGGCGCGAAAAAATCGGGGTTGGGTCAGGCCTGGGAAACAGCCAGCTCGCCGGTTGCAGCCTCGGCCGTCAGGATCGCCACGCGGTAGCGGCGCGCGATATCGACCAGCTCCTCGCGGTTCTTCGGATCGAGGCCTTCCCAGGCCTCTTGAGCGACGGCGAGGATCGGCGTCTCAGTGCCAGGCTGCTGATGGGCGAGCACCAGTTCGAGCGCCAAGCGCCAGCGCTCGCCGTGCGACAGCGAGCCGAATCGGACCATGCCGAGCGTGTGATGCCGGCCGTACAGCAGGCCATCGCGGATCTCGACCAGGCCCGAGCGAAGGCCAGAGAACAGCATCGGCTCGACTTGAGCAGCCGAGTCGCGGTAGACCTTGGCGGACTGCGCGTGCTTCTCGGCGCTCGCCGACAGCTCGCCAGCCTCGGAGTTGCGGCGCTCGGCATCGGCGAGCCGCGCCTGCTGGGCCATCGCCTCCTTCGCGGCGGCGAGCCGGGCCCGCTGCGCTTGCAGCTCGTCCAGGCTCGGCATTGCCGCGCTGGCCGATTCAAGCGCCGCGAGCTGCGGGACCATCGCGTGGCGGGCCTGCGCCAAGGACAGCGCGTCAACGGTGGCCTTCGCGGCGCTCTTGCGCTCGGCCAGCACGCGCTGCGCCTCGCGGAGAGCGTCTTCGGCCTGGACCACGGCCTCGGCGGCCTGCCTTGCGGCGGCGGTCGCGGCCTCGATCGTCAGGCCAGGCATGGCCTCGACACGGGCGCGCAGGGCCGGGAGCTGGGTCGCCGCATCGGTCGCGGCCTTGACGCGGGATTCGAGGTCGCGGAGCTTGCCCGCGGCGTCCACGGCGTCCGCAGTCGGGTCGCCGCTGTACGGCGTGACTCCAGCCATCGAGTCCTTCGCTGCGAGGCGGGCAGCCTCCGCGCGGGTCTTGTCGCGCTCGGCCAGCGTCTCCTCGGTGCGGGCCTGAGACTCCAGGTAGCGCTTGACCTGCGCGGCGCACTCGGTGGCGTCTGCGCGGTCGGCGCCGGCCAACGCGTCGTCGATGCGGGTCGGATCGGCCAGCAGGCGGCCCCAGGCCACGACAGGCGGCTCGATCCCGAGGATCTGGCACAGGGCGCGGGCGCGAGCTGCATCGGCCCGCTCGGGGTCCTTGATGGCGGGATCGACCAGGCGCGCCGGGGCGCTGGCCTCGATCTGTTGGACTGCCA